CGAAAGGATCATTGTATCACGACCTCTTGTGCAAGTCAAGAAGTTCTGGTATAATGACTGTATAGACAACAATAGTGTTGTTTTTTAACAACAAAGGATTCCTTAATGGAGCAACCCTTACAGAAATATTACGAGAATCAGTTTACTCTCTTCATCCAGCCCGGATGGACTGACTTAGTAGAAGACTTGCAACGATTAAAAGATAGCATCAACGATTTATCACTGGTAACGGACACACAAGACCTTTACTTCCGGAAAGGCCAGTTGGACATTCTTGAACTAATCTTACGACGCAAGCAAACCTGCGATGAAGTCTATAAGCAGTTGGAGGAAGAAGAATGAAACGAATGTTTGAATTCGTATGCGAAGACGGACACGTATTCGAGAAACTGATTGACGATGATATCCGTAGCATGAAGTGCATCCACTGTGACACTACTGCTACTCGCGTTGTTTCTGCCCCTCGCGTGAACCTAGAAGGCATTACCGGAGCTTTCCCTGGTGCTTACAGCCGATGGGAGCGTGTGAGGGCGGAGAAACAACAACAAGAACGCAAGAAGGCCGCCTCTCACGGCGAATAACCTGATTGCATTAGATTATCCTAGAACCCGTATGGGCAGGAAAGGTTAGGTATGGCTCTTATTGAAAATGAAGACCTGTCTCAGCAAAGCGAATTAGAGGCAGTCGAACAACAACAGGCTCAAGCAGCCGCACCAGAAGCTCCCAAGATTCCCGATAAGTATAAGGGCAAGAGTCTTGAGGAGATCGTGACTATGCACCAAGAGGCTGAAAAGCTCATTGGTCGTCAGGCACAAGAGGTGGGTGAGGTTCGACGATTAGCTGATGAGCTACTGAAGCAACAACTCTCTCAACGTAAAGAGAAACCTCCAGAAGTAGAAAACGAATTAGACTTTTTTGAAGACCCCAAGACAGCGGTTCAAAACGCTGTAGCAAACCATCCTGATGTTCTCGCTGCAAAGCAGGCTACTATGCAAATGCGTCAATTACAGACGCAAGCAGCACTGGCTAAGAAGCATCCAGACTTTGCTAATGTGGTTCAAGACCCTGAGTTTGCAGCGTGGGTTAAATCTTCTCCGATGCGCGTGAACATGTACGCACTGGCTGATGCACAGTACGACTTTAACGCTGCTGATGAGTTGATTTCTACCTTCAAGGCAATCAAGGGTGTGCGAACTAACGAAGCAGTTACCGCTGCCAAAGAAGTACGGCAAACAAATATGAAAGCCGCTGCTGTCGATGTTGGTGGAACTGGGGAGTCTTCTAAGAAAGTTTATCGCCGTGCCGACCTTATCCGGCTACGCATGACAGACCCTGCGCGATACGAAGCCTTACAACCTGAAATCATGGCTGCGTACGCTGAAAACAGGGTTAAATAAATTAACTTGTTTTAGGAGAATCAAATGCCTTTAGGTACCGATCAAGTCACCGTAACTACCGCAGCAACATTCATTCCGGAAATCTGGAGTGATGAAATTGTTGCTGCTTACAAGAAGTCGCTGGTTGCTGCGAACCTCATCAAGAAGATGAGCTTCAAGGGCAAGAAGGGCGATGCTGTGCATATCCCCGCGCCTACCCGTGGTAGTGCTTCTGCTAAGGCTGCTAACACTCAGGTTACCCTGATTGCTGCAACCGAAGGCGAGCGTGTTATCACGATCAACCAGCACTGGGAATACTCGCGTCTTATCGAAGACATCGTGGAAGCCCAAGCCCTGTCGTCGCTGCGTCAGTTCTACACGGACGACGCTGGCTACGCTCTGGGTCTGCAAGTGGACACGAGCATCATCCGTCTGGGTCGTGGCGTGCAAGGCGGCAACGCTGCTAACGCTGCCTACGCTGGCGCTTTCTCTGGCGCTGACGGCACGACGGCTTACAACGCCGGTGCTAACACGGGTTCTGGCGCTCTGACCGACGCCGCTATCCGTCGTTCGATTCAGCGTCTGGATGACCAGGATGTGCCGATGGATGGCCGTTTCCTGATCGTTCCCCCGTCTACCCGTAACACCCTGATGGGCATCGCTCGTTTCACCGAGCAGGCTTTCGTGGGCGAAGTGGGCGGCGCTAACACCATCCGTAACGGCGAAATCGGCAACGTGTACGGCATCCCCGTGTTCGTGACCTCTAACGCTGACACGACCTCTGGCACGACTGCTACCCGCATCTGCTTGCTGGCTCACAAGGACTTTGGCGTGCTGGTTGAGCAAGTTGGCGTTCGTAGCCAGACCCAGTACAAGCAAGAGTACCTTGGTACGCTGTTCACCGCTGACGTTCTGTACGGCGTTGGCGAACTGCGCGACGGCGCTGCTGTTGCTCTGGCTGTTCCGGCCTAAGTAAACAACTAGGGAGGACTCCTACGGGGGTCTTCCCTTTTTGTCATTGGAGAATTGAATGAAATTCATGTGCAAATATTCTGGCTCAGTGTACTCGTTTGAGTTTGAGCATGATATCAAGGCAATGCTGACGCACCCCGACTACACGAAGGTCGAAGAGGAAGAAGTCAAAGAAGAAGAGCCTGCACCGAAGCGTGGTCGTCCTGCTAAGAAAGACGAAGAATGAGACAAGTATCCGTAGGTAACAACCTAACAGCCGCGACAAAGACCACTGTTTACACTGTTCCTACGGGTTATTATGCTCTGTGGAACTTGTGTTATATAGTGAACCATACGGGCAACAATAAGACTATTGATGTGTACTGGTACGATAAGAGTACCACTACCGAGATTAAAGTATTG